ATGTCAGATCTAAGTTTTGAACAAATGTTAGAAGGAACATTGAAAACTATTCATACAGGGGAACTGGTTACAGGTAAGGTTATAGATGTCAAGGAAGACTCTATAGTACTTAATGTAGGATACAAGTCAGACGGTATTATTACAAGAGATGAGTATAGTCAGGATTCAAACCTAGATTTGCGTACAGTAGTCAAAGTCGGTGATGAGATGGAAGCAAAGGTTCTCAAAGTTAATGACGGTGAAGGTCAGGTAGCACTTTCATACAGAAGACTTGCTCAAGACAGAAGTAACAAAAGACTTGAGGAAGCCTTTAATAACAAAGAAGTGCTTAAGGCTAAGGTTGTAGCTGTTCTTGACGGCGGACTTAGTGTTGCTGTAGAAGAGAGCAGAGTTTTCATACCTGCAAGTCTGGTATCCGACTCATACGAGAAGAATCTCCAAAAGTATAAAGACGAAGAGATAGAATTTGTTATTATAGAGTTTAATCCTAAGAGAAGAAGAGTAATAGGAGACAGAAAGCAGCTTTTAGTTGCTAAGAAGCAGGAACTTCAAAAGGAGCTTTTTGCAAGGATCAGGCTTGGAGATGTTATAGAAGGTACAGTTAAGAATGTTACTGATTTTGGAGCTTTTATAGACCTTGGCGGAGCTGACGGACTTCTTCATATTTCTGAGATGAGCTGGGGAAGAACGGAGAATCCTAAGAAGGTGTTCAAGAGCGGAGATAAGGTAGAGGCATTTATTAAGGATGTATCAGGAGATAAGATAGCTTTAAGTCTTAAGTTCCCGGATAAGAATCCATGGCTTGATGCGGGCGTGAAGTATGCTATAGGCAATGTGGTATCAGGTACGGTTGCCAGAATGACCGACTTCGGAGCTTTTGTAGAGCTTGAGGTTGGTGTGGATGCACTTTTACATGTATCACAGATAGCTGTAGAGCATGTAGATAAACCTTCAGATGTACTTAAGGTAGGCGATAAGGTTGAAGCTAAGATAGTGGACTTTAACGAAGAAGATAAGAAAATATCTTTAAGTGTAAAGGCACTTAAGCTTGAGGAAGCTGCAAAGGAGCAGGAAGTTAAGAACGAAGAGGCTCCGAGTGAAGAAGCAGTTACAGAAGAAGTAAAGCCTGAAGAATAAACTTAAAACTTAATCATCCGTAAACACTTAAACTGCAGTTTATGTTTACGGATGATATAAATATCGGGATGTAGCGCAGATTGGTAGCGTACTTGACTGGGGGTCAAGGGGTCGCAGGTTCAAGTCCTGTCATTCCGACTTAAAAAGCCTTGTAAATCAGGGCTTTTTTACTTTTTGTGTACGGTTTTGTGTACGGTTTAGAGTTATTTTATCTATGTGATCGAATGCTTTTGCAGTAAATCTTTCCATATAATCATCCATAACACCACGATAAATATTTTTAAGTGTGGTATCGGAAGACCATCCGCCACGCCTCATTATGTATGTGTCAGGTATGCCTATCGCATGCATCATGCTGGCTGCATAATGACGAAGATCATGAAACCTGAAAGAATGTATATCAAGGGTCTTGAGTGTTTTTGCAAATCTGTGGGTAATCTGATTGGGGTTCAGATTAACTAAATTTCCACTTTTAGGCAGCAGAGAGACAATATGCTCAGGCATATCCACATCTCTTATACTTGAAACAGTCTTGGTGGTTTTCACTACCCATTCTCTTTGTTCATTAAGGACCAGTGCCTTATTTATATGTATTATATTCTTTTCTACATCTGCGGAAGTTAAAGCACATATCTCAGAGCGTCTGAGAGTGCCGAACGCTGCCAAGTATACAGCCGTTAACAAATCTGTATCATTGTCTTTCAGATAATCTGTTATAGTCTTTATGTCATTGTCTGTGGGAATGTACAGCTTGGGCTTTATCTTCTGGGGCAATGTTACATTAACATGCAGGTCGGGTAAAAATGCTTTAAGCACCACATATAAAAAACCGTAAGCATTTTTTACTGTTTTCGGGTTTCTGCCTATTGAATACTCGTTAATCCATAACTGTATAAGTTCGGCATTGAATTTTTTTATGGGTAGACTATGATATTCATTAAAGGCATTATTTATAAGATGTTTGTACTCAGTAAGAGTTGTAGGTGATAATACATTTGATTTCATGTCACAGTATTTATACATTGCGTCCTTTAAAGTTATATCCGGTTTTTTTGTTTCTACTTTAGTTTTATCCATTCTGTAAGCTGCTGCTAAATATTCCGCTTCCTTAGCTGAATCAGCAGTAAAAGACTTGTAATGCTCAATGCCTTTGGCATCCTTGTAATCGTATACTTTGCATCTCCATCTTCCGGATGGAAGTTTTCTTGCCTTAGCCATAAATAGCCTCCTTATTTTGCATATAAAAAGAACACCTATTCAGGATTGAATGAGGTGTTGCCTGTGGTATAATATGACTTGGTAGTTAGTGTCTATTATATCAATAGGACTTAGCTTTTGCCCTTGCATTGCTCCAACAGTGCAGGGGTGTTTTTTATTTATTTAATTACAACTTTCAAGTTTGAATATGTACCATTTTGGAACATATCCACTATTTTGTTGACCTCAACAAAATAGTCATTAATCCTTATAAAATCCTTGCTTGACTTTTTTTAGGTCAAGTATAATGTATAAAATCGGCTCATAGGTCAAGTATTGTGTATTTTTCAGTATTTTTTGTCCAATTATGAATATTTATCGTTTCTGATAAGTATTCATAATATTTTCTATTCTTGATAATATGTCATCTGGAAGATTTAAAAACTTAAAAGTATGTGTATTACAAATTTCAAAGTTCTTATGAGACTCTAAAATTGAATATATTTCGGTAAGGAAATTGTGTATTGAATAATTATCTACAAGTAGTAATACTAATGATAATATTATTGCATATGTGTCACACTGACCTAGACCTTTATCATACTCAGAGACTGAAAGCACATCAGGAAAAATTGATAATAATGCGCACTTTGGTAGCTGTGGCAAAGGAAAGTTATTAAATACTCTGCTACCATGTGCGATTAAATTTCTATACTCCTTCAAAAGCAACAAAGACTTTTTAAGTAATTCCTTCTGATCGTTAATTGATAAGTTGTAATAATTAAAGTAAGAGTTACATATATCTTCTTTGTCATTGCTTTTTAATATTCCAAACCACATTAAAACTTTGCCGAAAGTAATTGATGTACAAAGTATCCATGGTGGGATATGGTTTTTTGTTGCCTTGTAATGTTTCAGTGGCTCACTTTGATATTTCTCAATAAAAGTTTTTTTGAGAGATATCAATGTATTAAGCCTGGAGTTATTTGAGTTAGAATAATATTTCATATACAGGTAATCATTAGGATCATTAAAACTCAAATGATCATAATCTAAATTTTCCCAGCTCGTAAATACTCCATAATTTTTTGAAACTTGATATGATAGTCTGGATTTTAACCCTCGCTCCACAAATAATATGTATTTGAATATAGTATTATTTATATTATTATCTAGGATATATAATGAATATATATCTTCAAAAGTAATTTGATTATTATTTGAAGTATCAAATATATGTTGGTATCCGTTTATTAAAGTGTAATATGAGTGATTTTGTAATGCAGTTATTGCAAAATCATAATTATTTACTTGAATGCCACGAGAACTCAACAATTTTATCAGCTCATCATAGGTCATAAATGGCTTGTCAAATTGATCCGGCATAAAGAAAAAAGCCCTCCTTACACAATGTAAGAAGAGCTTCTTGCTAGTCATCTACACAACGACCATTTCTTTCACCACCAATCTTACATTGTAATCTTAAATTTGTCAATATATTAAATTATTGTAGTCGTACTTTATCGCCTATTTTTATCATCATATCAATCTTAGGAACTTCGTGTATATCTTCACTTCTGACTGATAGCGGTTGTTGAGATTTTACTGTTCGTGCCATATCTGTAAATGGTGTTAAAAGCAGCGGCTTGACTTTTTCTTCAGTTACAGTCTCGCATATACAATATTTAGATTCTACCTGAGAAACAGTGAGAGTTGCTTTAACATATATGTAATCACCCAAAGACTCACCGTCTAAACCTATCAATTCTTCACCAACATCAAAAACTTGAACTGTATTACCTTCTTTTAATGCACGAAAAGTACTCACTACTATAGAATATTTATCAAGTATTCTAACTATTTGACCGATATAGTTGCTACCATACTTTTCACTCTCAGCATAAGGTATAAATTTATTTTTGTTCAAAATCATGTCCCCCTAAACCTAAATCATATTATTATATCCCATCGCTTTGGAAGGCTATTGCCTTACCTGAACCTGTAAACTTTTTATTCCATTTCGTCATCATCTTCATAGATACCGGTTTCAGAATTATCATAAACTTCATCAGTTGATAGCGATTGATTGTATTCCTCAGCTAACATAGTTTTGTTAAATTCAGCAGTTGGATCAATTTCATTTACCAATTTTTCTAACTCGTCTATTGATATTCTAAAAAATTCTTTTCTGAGGTTAACTTTATTAACCCTCTTATTATTAAGTCTGCGATGTAAAGAGCTTTCTAACATTACAGCATCATCTGAAAAAATAAAGCTATGTACATCAAATTTGAACGGTACACTAGCACTTCCTAATTCGTTTACCCTATCCTGCGGCTCTAATCTTCTAGTCATACCAATCTTAAATACATCTTCTCCAAAAGAACCTAAGTTACTTATTATGTAGACATTGCCGGCTTTACCATTTTGAAGCCTTGTAACATCTTCTTTTCTTGTTATTACATCTGAGAGTTGTGATTGTAATTCTAAAATTCTAGCTCGCAAAGCTTCTAATTCACTTGGATCGGTAGCAGTTGTCATTGAAGTTTGCAGCTTTTCTATTTCAGAATTAAACTTTTGTTCTTCTTGTTCTATTTTCTTTCGTTCAGCTTCCAAAGCTTTTCTTTCTTCAGCTTCTTGTCTCATTTGCTCTCTTAAAGCAGCTTGTTCTTGTTTTTGTTGCTCTCGTTTTACATAGTAGTTATATTCTATCTTAACGGAATTTATGAAAAGGTATTCTATCTCACCAATAAATCTGACCAAGGTAGGGAGTATAGCCTGATTACCTTCTCCAGCTATTTTTAGATATTTGGATATCATTGTCTTTACACTGTCTATAGCCTTATCAAGTTTTTCATATCTTAGGTTGTAAAGAATATTTTGTAACTCTGCCTTTAGAGCTATCACTAATAACTGATATATTGTCTTGTTAGCTTTGGTTGTATACCTTGACTCATACTCAACTAAAGTCTTGGCTATTATCTTATCGTTATCCTTAAAAGCTCGCTTTAGATCCATAATATCCATATGGTGTAGCTTTAGAATTACGCTTGGAGATAGTGCTTCAACTTCTTCAGTGCTGTATTGATCAATCAAATGTGTATCAGATTTGTAGTAGTTTTTTATACTATAGTTTATGCTGTTATAAAGCTCTTTGATTCTTTGAAGTTTTTTAGCCTGTGAACCTAATTTCTTTTCCAGCTCTTTCTCTTTATCAGATAACTCAGCTAAGGTAACATTAGAATTTGAAATATCTCTTCTGTTTGAAAAGATTGTATTATCCAATTCCTCAATTTCTTGTTCTTTCTGTCGAATTAAACTTTGCAGTTTTTCATAGTTGGGATATCCTGTTTCAGCAAGTTTTTGATTTAAATCGGATATTGTATTTTCAAGTTCAACAATTTGTTCTTTGTATTTAGAAGAGAATATAGGTATATTTTTAATTCCTCCATTTACAACAATAATCCCAGTAATGAATACCGCTGCTAAGATAAAAAATACTATCTTTCCAGTAACATCACTTACTGCTGCTAAGCCAATAAGAAAAAATATTGCAAGTATTGAAAATATAACAGTTGTAATTACCTTGACTATTTTCTTCATAAACTTCTCCTAAATTTCTACTTTTCCAATAACTCTTCCAACTGTTTGAATATCTTCTGTACCCTTTATCATCTTATACTTAGGATTGTGAGATATCAGACCGTCTTCACCATATTCTTTTATAAACAATTCATTACCCCTTGAAAATATTCCTATATCCCCTAAATTAAGTTCGGGAGTTTTTTGCACATATACTTTTTCACCATCATAGTAGCTAGGCTCCATGCTATCACCACTTACAGATATAATAAAATCTGCACCTTCACAGACAGGTGCTTTTATGCTTTCTATTTCTATATCAGTAAGAAAAGAAGTTAATCCAGCACTTGCACCGCCTAATACATAGGGGTATATAGCTAAAGGTTCTTTAAGTTCATGTGAACAAGAAAGGTCATTACTGTATTTTACATCCGTTTTTAATTTAAGTAGTTCTGCACTTCGTGTTAATTCCTTTTCTACAATAAAAGTAACAATTTCTTTACTGTACTTGTCTAGTCTTCGGAATTTTTCAATTAAATCAATTTCATGAATATTAAGCTGTAAACTTCCATTACTCTTGTAACCATCATAGCCAAAAGCTTCAAGTATATTACTAACACCGTATAGTGTGCACATTTCTAAAAGAGCTTCTGGTGTGGGGCTACTGTTTCCGTTTTCCCAACTATATATTGTTTTTTCAGATGCTTTAAATCCTTTATTAGTCAGTATATCTGATATTGTTTTTACACTCATACCAGAATCTACTCTGTATTTCTTTAAAATATTGCCTATATTATATGCCATAACAGCCTCCTTTATGTCTAACTATATATTAAACATCTTATCATGTCAATAAAAATTCTAATATTCTTAGAAAAAAAACTATTGACATTCTAATAAAATAAGAATATTATATAAGAAATTCTTAGAAACTTAGAAAGGAGTAAAGATGAGTACTATAACAAACAATATATCTCAATATATTAAGGACAGAGGAATTAATGTTTCTAAAATGTCAAGAGAATTAGGGATACCATATATAGCGCTTTACAATAGTTTACTAAATCCATCGAGTGAAAGGACTTTGAGAGATATAGAATTTATGAAGATATGCTATTTCCTAGATGTAGATCCACGCTTGTTTATGGATTCAAGTAAGCAGTAACATACGAGGACAGTAATGAAAAACCAAGCAAAGATAGAAAAGACTATTGATAACATTTGCGATTACATAATCGCAAAAACAAACCTAATTCCTGAAATCAAGGAATATGAGCTTGATGAGTTGCCGAATATGATCAATGCCCTAGCAGATTTAATTAGGGCAGTGGATGGAAATTAAAAGTAAATAGGAAGAATGAAGAAAAGGTAGGTTAGGAGGGAAGAATGAATAAAGAAGAAGCGTTGAAACAATTAGAAGATTTAAGAGAGCATTGTAAGGAGCACATAAAAGAAGACGAAGAAGGCTTTGGCGTGTGGGGGAACGATGTCGAAGCGTTAAATATTGCAATTGACACGCTTAGAAAAGAGGAGAAGAAAAGGTAGGTTAGGAGGTGGTTTTATAAGTGAATGTATTTGAAGCATTTAAAAGAATTAGAAATGTAGAGTTTGCCGGCACCATGATGTATGAGATGGTGCAAACTTACAAAACTCAGGAAGAGATATGCAAACACTTGCAATCTGAAATTCCAGAAGAACAGCTGCTCGAAATGGTTCAAGCAGCTAAAGAAAAAGGTAATGATTATCCGTTATCTTTTGATGGATTGCAATAGTAGCAACCGTTACTTTTATTTTGAGATAAAAATGTACGAGCTACTTGAGCCATAGAGTAAGAATCACAGTTATGAATATGTTCCGGTTTGATTTCATCTATTTGACACTGAGGTTTCTCATTGTCAAGGTCATGAATTTCGCCGGTAGATTTATTCAAAACAAAACGCAATCCGTTAAACGGCGGTTTATGTCTACGCATAGTAAAACTCCTTTCAATGTATTTAGGTGCGGCAACACCTATAAGGGTATTGTAAGGAAATGAATGTTAAAAGTAAACAGGAGGTTTAAGAAAGAAGGGAAGGGGTAATGGCAGCAGTTGGAAGTATTGTGGCAGTCATAGCAATGATGACAGTAGCATTTTATATCGATGATAAGTAAGGAGGTTTTTATGAAACTACAGAATTTTATAGACGAATTAATAAGTCTTTATGGAGAAAACAAAATTACAAAAGATACTTTAGACAGTATGAAACTTTATTCTGACAGATTGACAGATGGTGATGGTTTGGAAGAGATACTTGATAATAAAGTGTATGTTCTTAACCGTAAAGAAGAGCAAAGATACCTGTTTGATGATAAAGACCATGCACAGTCTTTTGTAACTACAGAGATTAAGTATCGTGGAAATAAATACATGATAATAACAGATGATACTACTTACAACTGTTTTGGAATTAGGTATACAAGAAGATTGTTCAGCAAGGAAGGAGGGCTTTTAGGCGAAACAATAATAAACCAAGTTGATAGAACCGGAGAGGAGCGTAAAGGATTCCGTCATGACTTTGCACTGCATGAAGCTTTACTTAAAAAAGGACTTCTTTCAGAAAGAGATTTTGAGGATAAAAGCCATGGCGAGGAAAACAATCAGTAAGGACGATATAGTAAGAGGGTTACTTAAAGAAATACAGGGTAAGTACAGTTTTAATCCTAAAGAAATGGCAACCCTTATAGGTAAAGCTGAAAAGACATATTACAACAGGTATAACAATCCAGAGACTCTATCAGTCTTAGAGCTAAGACGATTAGTGTCAAGGGGGTATATAAAGAAAGAAGATTTAATGGAGATTTTTTAAGGGGGGGGAAGATATGAAAGCAGAAATATCAAGAGTTGCCAAAAAAATATATACATATAAAGACTTGTGCAACTTACTACACCTTGCTTGTGAGTATAGAAACTTCAATATCGTAGGTATAGCCGGACTGATAGCAAAAGCCAATAATTTATTTTCCATAGATTGCACAGATGAATTAAAACCTAATGAATATCGGAATTATACAAATAAATTTCTTAATATGCTTTATGAAAAGTACTCTGAGAAAACTAAAGAGTTCTTACATGATTATCTTCGTTTAAGAGATAAAGCTTTAAAGAAATAGATAGGGATTGAGAAGATTAGAAGATTTTTTTTTAGAAGGAGGTAGCTATGTGTGAGGATAATGGCAGTGTGGTAAGTGTATTTGCAGATGGTAGGAAACATATAAGTACGGAAGTAGTTAGAGAGGGTGTAAGAACAGTTGTTACTATAACCTTTGAGGAAGTAGCACCAAGAGAACTACAGATACCGGACTTTGTAAACAAGGATCGTACCTATAACGAAGTTCAACTGTAATTACAGATAAGGAGGAGATATGTTCAAAGATGATTTTAAGGTTTATATACCCGGAAAAATATTGCAATACAGTAATAATGACAGGGGCGAGGTTATAAGAATAGGCAAGGATCAGTATAACTTTTTAGTAGACCTTTATAATGAAAGCTCACTTAGTATGAAAGGTTTAATAGACACAATAATAGATCAAGTAAGAGATCATGTGATTATAGAGAAAAGAGAGGAAGAATAAAACTATGATTAATTTAACTTTTGAAACTTATGAAGAGATGATTACCTTTGCAAAACAGATATTAGAAGGTTCACAAGCACCAGTAGCAGCTCAAGCACCAGTAGCAGCTCAGATACCTGTGGCAGCTCAGATACCTGTGGCAGCTCAAGCACCTGTGGCAGCTCAAGCACCTGTGGCAATACCGAGCTTTCCTACAACTAATACAGCACCGTCTACACCGGTAACCCAAACAGTACCTACCCAGATACCGACTTATAACATAGATCAAATAGCAGTAGCAACAATGCAGTTGAAAGATTCAGGCAGACTCGAAGAGTTTAGACAATTACTTGCAAGGTTCGGAGTAGCGGCTCTTACCCAATTACAGCCTAATCAGCTTCCGGAACTTGTAGTTGAGTTACAGAAAATGGGGGTAAAATTTTAATGGCAGCTCATGCAATCTTAAGTGCTTCAGGTGCACACAGGTGGCTTGAATGTACGCCTAGTGCAAGGCTTGAAGAAAATTTTGAAGATGTGCCGTCTGCAAGTGCCAAAGAAGGTACCTTAGCCCATGCTATCGCAGAAGCAAAAATAAGAAATGCTTTTATAGAGCCCCTGCCTAAAAGGTCCTTTAACAAGATACTTAAGGCTTTTACTGAGAAAGAAGAGTATCAAAAAGAAATGGATACTTTAACAGACGAGTATGTCGACTACATAAGAGAAATAGTATTGTCTTATCCGCAAGCCCCTTGTGTAAGGGCGGAGGTAAGGCTTGATTTATCAAAGTATATACCTGAGGGGTTCGGTACTGCGGACTGCATTATAATATCCGGAAGTGATTTGCACATAGTAGACTTTAAATACGGCAAAAGTGTAGCTGTAAGTGCTGAAAATAACCCTCAGTTAAAGCTTTATGCTCTTGGGGCAATAGACAGTTTTGAAATGTTTTTCAGTATTCAAAATGTACATATGCATATTTTCCAGCCAAGAAATGAGAACGGTGGAGGAATGTTCAGCATAAGTGTACGGGGTTTGAGGGCTTGGGGTGATAGCATAAAGCCGATTGTAGACCTTGCCTTTATGGGGGTAGGGGAACAAAAGACAGGTTCATGGTGTAAGTTTTGTAAAGCCAGACCTATATGCGAAAAACACGCAGAAAAATGTAGGAAACTTGCAAGACTTGAGTTTAAAAAGCCAGAACTTCTCACACATGAAGAGGTGGGTGCTATCTTACAACAAGCTAGGGAAGTAGCCGTTTGGGTGAAGGTTTTAGATGATTATGCGTTATCTGAAGCATTAAAAGGTGTTGATATACCGGGGTGGAAGGTGGTGCCCGGAAGAAAAACAAGAACTTGGACAGATATGGATGAAGCTTTCAAAAAGCTTACAGATAGCGGAATAGATGAAACTATTTTGTGGAAAAAAACTCCATTGACTTTAGCACAAGTAGAAGACGAGATAGGTAAAAAAGATTTTACTGAGTTAGTGGGTGATATGGTAACAATGAGTACAGGTAAACCGGCTCTGGTACATGAAAGTGATAAAAGACCGGCATTAAAGATAAAAGCAGAAGATGAATTCAAGGAGGAAACGGTAAATGAGTAAAGTAATAACAGGTAAAGTAAGGTTCAGCTATGTGGCACTTCTTAACCCGAGAAATGACTTAAACGGAAACAGTAAATACAGTGTAACAGCGCTTTTGCCAAAATCTGATATACAGACAAAACAGGCTATTGATGCAGCTATAGCACAGGCGATAGAGGAAGGAAGAAACGGTAAGTGGAACGGACTTGTGCCGCCTGTAGTGCCTACACCTATACATGACGGTGATGGAGTAAGAACTGACGGTTCACCTTTTGGAGCGGAATGTAGAGGTTGTTGGGTATTCACAGCATCAACAAATGCAGATCCGACTAAGCCAAGACCTGAGATAGTGGGACCGGACTTACAGCCTATAATGAGTGCAACAGAAATTTATTCTGGCATGTACGGCAGACTTTCAATAACTTTTGCACCTTATTTTAGTGCAGGAAAGAAAGGGATAGGCTGCTACCTTAACAATGTTCAAAAGCTTGAAGACGGAGCACCTTTGGCAGGAACTAAGGCACCCGCATCAGAAGACTTTGGAGCTTCACAAGTACCGCAAGCTCAAAACCAAGCTTACGCACCTCAAGGTCAGGCAGCTTATGGTGTAGTAGGTGCACAGCCACAGTATGGACAGCCTGCACAGCCACAGTATGGACAAATTGACCCTATCACAGGACAGCCTGCTGTAAGAGGTGGAGTCATGGGGCTATGATCAGATTGTCAATAGATTTAGAGACTTACAGCGGTGTAGACATTAAAAAATCAGGGGCGTACGCATATGTACGCTCCGAAGATTTTGAAATAATGTTAGCGGCTTATAGCATAAACGGAGGAGCTGTACAGGTACTTGATTTTACCGAGCCTGATTTTAAGACAGGTATGGATCTGCTGTATAGCTTACTCATATCCCCGGATGTGGAAAAGTGTGCGTATAATGCCACTTTTGAATGGCTTTGTTTGTCAAAGTATTACGGTATGGAATTACCTAAAATAGGATGGGCGTGTACCATGCACCATGGACTTTATTTAGGTTATCCTGCCGGATTATCTTCCATAGGCGAGGCTATAGGGCTCCCACAGGATAAAAGAAAAATGGGTGTGGGTTTAAGCCTTATAAGAAAGTTTTGTGTACCTCGTAAGCCGACAAAAACGGACCCAAGGGTGCGTATATTACCGCAACATGAACCTGAAAAATGGCAGTTGTTTAAGGACTACTGCAAGCAGGATGTTGTAACCGAAATGGCAATAAAAAACATTTTAGATAAACATCCGGTTCCTGATGATGAGATGGAACTGTGGAGGTTAGATCTAACTATAAACAACACCGGTGTGGCGGTAGATAAAAAGCTTATTGAAGGGGCTTTGTATTGCTCGCAGGCTATTACAGAGAGCCTTATGGAAGAGGCAAAGGAAATTACGGGGCTCAGTAATCCTAAATCGGTTCAGCAGTTAACTAAGTGGCTTGAAGAAGAAACAGGTGAAGAGGTGGACAACCTGAGAAAAGACACAGTGTCGGGAATGATAAAAGAACTTGACAATGAAAAAGCTGTAAGGATGCTTGAAATAAGGCAGGAACTTTCAAAGACATCTGTAAAGAAGTACGATGCTATGAAGAATGCTCTTTGTGGTGACGGAAGAATAAGGGGGCTTTTACAGTTTTACGGCGGTAGCAGAACCGGCAGATGGGCAGGAAGGCTTGTACAAGTGCAAAATCTCCCAAGAAACCACATGGATGTGTTAGAGCTTGCGAGAGACTTAGTTAAGGTTAAAGACTTAGACAGCTTAAAAATGGTATTCGGAAATGTTCCGGATACTTTATCTCAACTTATAAGAACTGCTTTTATACCGGCACAAAATAATAAGTTCATAGTGGCAGATTTCTCAGCTATAGAAGCCAGGGTGATTGCATGGTTATCCGGAGAGAGTTGGAGGCAAGAAGTGTTTGCTACACACGGAAAGATATATGAGGCATCCGCATCCGCTATGTTCGGAGTACCCATAGACAGGATAAAAAAAGGCAATCCTGAATACAGTCTCAGGCAGAAGGGGAAGATTGCGGAACTTGCTTTAGGCTATCAAGGTCATGTCGGGGCGTTAAAGGCTATGGGTGCCGATAAAATGGGATTAGATGATAATGAATTGTTTGACATAGTAGCAAGGTGGAGAGGATCTAATAAGAAGATAACTGAACTTTGGTACAGATGTGAGAATGCAGTTCTTACAGCCATGCATACCGGTATTGCTCAAAATGTGAACGGATGCACTTTTAGAGTTACTGAAAACTTTATGATAATAACGCTTCCCTCCGGTAGAGAACTATTTTATGTGCAACCTACGCTTAAACTTAATGAGAGGAACAAAGAACAGTTATTTTACAGAGGAGTTGAACAGGATTCTAAAAAATGGAGGGAGATAGGAACATACGGCGGTAAGATAGTCGAGAATATAGTGCAGGCAATAGCAAGAGACTGTTTAGCACTAAGCATGAAAAAAGCTGCAAACAAGGGCTTTAAGATAGTAATGCATATTCATGATGAAATGGTTGCGGATTGCCCTAAAGAAAAACAATTAAAAGAACTGACGGACATCATGGCAGAGCCTATACCCTGGGCAAACGGACTGATCTTAAAAGGTGACGGTTTTGAGTCGATGTTCTATAAAAAGGATTAAACTATGGCAGATAGGCAATTAGTTATTTCGGTGGCCAATAGTCGTTTTGCTGCCAAATGGCAAAGACAGAATATTTTTTGGTCTGAATTTATAAAAAAGCTGGAAAACCCTGTAAGGTCTACCGAGACTTTAGAGCATTTTATAAAACTGCCTAAATCAAAGCAGGATGAGTTAAAGGATGTAGGCGGTTATGTCGGAGGAGCTTTACTTAATAACAGACGAGGTTCAAAGAATGTCGAAAGTAGAGATCTTATAACTCTTGACCTTGATAATATTCCGGCAGGGATGACGGATGAAGTATTAAAGAAAATATCACTTTTGAATTGCTGTCTTATTGTTCACAGCACAAGAAAACATGATCCGTCAAGACCAAGGTTGAGAGTTATTATACCTTTGGCGAATAAGGTAAGTGCGGAAGAGTATGAACCTATAGCAAGAAAGGTTGCCGAGATCATAGGTATAGAATGGGCAGACCCTACAACATTTCAAGCGTCAAGACTTATGTACTTCCCCAGTTGTAGCAATGATAGTGTGTATGTATTTAAGGTGTTGGATGGCGGCTTTTTAGACCCCAAAGGCATACTAGATATGTACAAGGATTGGCGCAACCATGCTGAATGGGCTTTAGTGCCTAACGAAGTTGGAAAACATAAATTACAAGCGGATAAACAACAAGACCCTAGAGAAAAAGGGGGTATTATAGGCGCTTTTTGTAGAACCTATGATATCTACAAGGCTATGGATGAGCTTATACCGGGTGAGTATCTTAGTACAGAATACGAGGACAGGTTTACATACTCAGGGGGCTCTACAGCAGGAGGAGCGATAGTATATAACGGTCTATGGCTTTATTCTCACCATGCCACAGACCCTGCAAGCGGAAAGCTGTGCAATGCGTGGGACCTTGTAAGGTTGCATAAGTTTGATGACTTGGATGCAGACGCAAAGCCTGATACTCCTACGAATAAACTACCTTCTTATGTGGCAATGGCTGAGTTTGCAAAGGGTATCAAAGAGGTAGCAATACTTTTAACCAAAGAGCGCTATGAAGAAGCTAACAAAGAGTTTCAAAGTGATAATACAGACTGTTCTGATGAATGGATGTTTAACTTAAAAAGAAACAGTAACGGTATTATAGAAAAGACTATAGACAATATACTGTTGGTACTTGAAAATGACCCTTTAGTTAAGTGGAAAATAGCACTTGATGACTTTGCAAACAGGGGGCTAGTGCTGGGGGCTCTGCCTTGGGATAGCAGTGAAAAGAAAAGGTTTTGGAATGATACGGATGACGCAGGACTTAGACACTATCTTGAAAAAGTATATGGGATAATCGGTAAGGAAAAGATATATGATGCTACATCACTTTGTGCTCATAAACATAAATTCAACAGTGTAAGAGACTATCTTCTAAGTGTTAAATGGGATGGAGTACCGAGGCTTGAATCTATTTTTATAGATTACTTCGGTGCGGATGATAATGATTATACGAAAGAGGTAGCAAAAAAATCATTCGTGGCAGCGGTGGCAAGAGTAATGCAGCCGGGAATAAAGTTTGACAACATGGTGATAATATCTGGAGCACAGGGAATAGGTAAAAGTACATTCTTTTCATATCTTGGAAAAGACTGGTTTTCAGACAGTTTAGTTACTTTTGAAGGTAAGGAAGCTGCAGAACTTATACAAGGAAGGTGGCTTATAGAGGTCGGAGAGCTTAGCGGTATGACTAAGTCAGAGACTAACACGGTAAAGCAGTTTCTTTCAAAGACTGACGATATATACAGGGAAGCTTATGGAAGGCGCACAGCACAATTTCCAAGAAAGTGTGTATTTTTCGGAACTACTAACGATACTGAGTACTTAAAGGATCCGACAGGGGGGCGTAGGTTTTGGCCGGTGGATGCAGATGCTGAAAAAGCCACTAAATCAGTATTCACAGATCTACCCAAGGAGGTGGATAACATATGGGCAGAAGCTTTTGTGTTTTGGCAACTGGGCGAACCTTTATACCTATCAAAAAATGTAGAAAAGATGGCAAGGAAACAGCAAGAAGATCACAGAGAGGTATCAGCTAAAGCGGGAACAGTGATGGAATTTATCAATAAAAGAATACCGATAGACTGGGATAGCTATACACTTGATCAAAGAAGAGCCTATTGGTCTTTTGATTATAAATCATATAGGGGGAATCTTACCAAAAGAGATAGGGTGTGCGCAGCTGAAGTGTGGACTGAATGTTTCAATAAAGAGATAAGCACATCAAAACGGCAGGACATAATAGAGATAAACGGTATCTTAAGAGGTATGGAAGAACTTACCTATAATAAAAAATCTATGAGGTTCGGATGCCACGGAATACAAAGGGGGTTCATAATTTCGTAAGAAACAAGTGTAACATTCTCTGTAACATTCTCTTTCAATGTTACAAAAAACTGTAACATTCGTAACATTTGTAACATTAGAATGTTACAGCCTAAACCCTTATAAAATAAGGCTTTACAGCTATTTGTAACATTGTAACATTGTTTTTATATATAAATACTAAATAGACAAATTAGAGCGTGCGTGTAAGCGCCTGCGACGCCTACGCGCGTATACATATAGGAAAAATCGAGAATGTTACGCCCCAATGTTACATTTAATTATTTTGTTAAGAATTGGAGGTCAACATGACAGAAAAGGATATTGAAGAGTATTTAAGACTTGGAGTGAAAAAGCTGGGAGGCACAGCCTTTAAGTTCAAGTCTCCGGGAAATGCAGGAGTACCTGATAGGCTGATAGTAATGCCGGGGAATAGGATTTATTTTGTAGAGCTTAAAAGACCCGGGGGGGAAACGAGACCATTACAGAACAGACAGATAAGCAGGCTGAAAGATCTGGGGTGCAGGGTTTTAGTAGTTGACAGTAAAGAGAGTGCAGAGAGGTTTTTGAATGATATACAAAGCTCATAATTATCAAAGATATTGCATTGAGAAGATAATAGCGCAAAAAGAAATAGGCTTATTTCTTGATATGGGACTTGGCAAGACGGTAATAACTTTAACGGCTCTTAATGATCTACTTTATAACCGTTTTGAGATCTCAAAAGTGTTAGTCATAGCCCCTAAAAAAGTTGCTGAGGGTACTTGGGCTTTGGAAGCTGATAAGTGGGATCACCTAAGGCATTTGAGGATAAGTACTTGCCTTGGCAGCAGCAGCAAGAGAATTAAAGCTCTTTGTGCTAACGCAGATATCTATATCATAAACCGTGAAAATGTATCATGGCTTGTTGGTTATTATAAAAACAACTGGCCGTTTGATACGGTGGTCATAGATGAGCTTTCAAGTTTCAAAAGCAGAGAAGCAAAGAGGTTTAAGGATCTAAAAGCTATAAGGTCAAGAATAGATAGGATCGTAGGTCTTACCGGTACCCCTGCACCGAATGGGCTTATGGATCTTTGGGCACAGGTATATTTACTTGATAAAGGTCAAAGGCTTTATAAAACAATAACAGAGTACCGAAACAGATATTTTGATAGTTACATGGCAGACGCTCCCGGAAGGCAGAATTACACACCTAAGGAAGGAGCAAAGGAGCTTATATCAAAAGAATTATCAGGCCTTTGCATATCAATGCAGGCAGATGATTATCTTGAACTTCCTGATTTAGTAATAAACCCTGTATGGGTAGTACTGGACAGTAAAGCGGATAAAGCATATAGGGAGTTTGAGAGAGAACTGGTTTTACAGATACCGGATGGGGAAATATCGGCTACAAACGGTGCAGCGCTTTCAAATAAACTTCTGCAGCTTTGCAATGGAGCGGTGTATGACGAAAATAAAGAAGTACACCGGATACATGACTGCAAAATGGATGCACTTACAGAGGTAATAGAATCATTGAAAGGGCATAGCATTTTACTGTTTTACAGCTTCCAGCATGATAAAGAACGAATCATGAAAGAGTTCCCACAGTGTAGAGAGTTAAAGACCGTACAAGACCAGAAAGACTGGAATGACGGAAAGATAGAATTATTGCTTGCACATCCCGCAAGTGCCGCATATGGGTTAAATCTCCAAGACGGAGGTAACCACATGATATGGTTTGGTCTTAATTGGTCCTTAGAATTATATCAGCAGGCGCTTAAAAGACTTCACAGACAAGGGCAGAAACAAAAGGTCATAGTGCATCAACTACTTGTTAAGGGTAAAAGAGATGAGGATGTGGCTAAGGCATTAGATGATAAAAGTGATACACAACAGGCGTTGCTTGATAGCCTTAAGGCAAGAATACAAGAGATAAAGGAGCATATGAAATAATGGATCTTGGAAAAATACAAGCAGACATAATAAAGAATATTTATAAGGCAAATCTCAAGGGTACAGTACCTGACTATGAAATTTATAAAGTAGCTCTCATAGATAGGCACGAATATATCCCGGCAGTGTATAAGCGAATATCAGTATTTCTGATACCTGCAAATACATATATGTTAAGTTTTGAACTTGCGAAAGTAGGAAACTCAGGGAACACAATAGAAAAATTATTTGATAGAGTGGATAGCCCTGAGCAGCTTACGGATACAAAAATGATAAAGCTGTTGGGAAACAAACAGCTGAAAGAATTTAGGGCGAAAGATGATAAGTCAATTTTTGTAGATGAAAAACTACTAACCCCTTTTGGTAAGGATGTAAGATTTTTTACAAATGAAAACAGTGAAATCGTTTATATAAAAGATACATCAGGGTACTTAGGTCTGGTAATGGCTACAAAAATCAAATAAAAAACACAAGGAGAATAACTTGAATGCAATATTAAAATATCCAGGGGCAAAGTGGAGAATTGCTGATTGGATAATAGAGAATATGCCCACACATCATAGCTATGTGGAGCCGTATTTTGGAAGTGGAGCTGTATTTTTCAATAAGCAAGCGTCAAATATCGAAACAATCAATGATTTAGATGGAGAGGTTGTTAATTTCTTTGAAGTCATAAGAGATATGCCGGAGGAGTTAGCAGCTAAAATTCATATGACACCGTATGCAAGAGCGGTGTATGAAAATGTATATAAAGAGCCTTGCAATTATACTCAATCAAAACTTGACAGAGCCTTGAAGTTTTGTATCAAAATAAACATGAGCCATGGTTTCAGATGTAACGGCCAGAAGGTCGGTTGGAAGAATGATATACAGGGACGAGAAAGAGCGTATGTGGTTCAAATATGGAACAAAATACCTGAAATAGTAATGCAAGCAGCTGAAAGATTACGAGGTGTCCAAATTGAGCAACGACCAGCACTGGATATAATAAAGCGATTTAATCATCCAAAGTGCCTGATTTATTGCGATCCTCCATATCTACTTAGCACCAGAAGGGGAAAGCAATATAATGTTGAAATGTCAAATAGGGAACATGGAGAATTACTGAATGCATTGCTTGAAAATAAAAGTAAGATTATGATTAGCGGCTATGAGTCAGATTTATATAATGATGCGTTAAAAGGCTGGAGAAAAAAGACAGGCTACAGCCTAACGCAAAGTCTTAGAAAAGCAAAAGAAGTGATATGGATGAACTATGATTGTGTCAAACAGTTATGTCTATTTGAGTAGTTATAATTTCATACAGGTCAAGCAAAAGAAGTTGTTGTAGCATTAGTAAGGCTTAAGAATATTACAAGAAGAACAAAGAAAGGGGCGAATAAATGACAGCTAAAGAGTACCTCAGGCAGCTAAAATACTTAGACAACCGGATAAATGCTAAGCTACTTGAGCGGGAACAGATAAGAACAATAGCTGAAAAAACCACAGTAAGCTTATCTGAAAAAGTACAGACAAGTTCCGGTACCAAAATGGATGATGTGGTTGTAAGGCTGGTGGAGCTTGAAGAGGTCATAAACAAAGATATAGATAAGCTTGTTGAATTAAGAGAAGAGGCAGGGAATAAGATAAACAGGATTTCTAATGATAAATATAAAATTATATTATCAATGTATTATTTATCGAACAAAACTTTTGAAGATGTGGCGGAGTTGACCAATATGTCACTGAGGTGGATTTATATATTACATGGTAAAGCGTTAAAGGAATTTGAAAAAAAATTTTAAAATAATGCATTAAAGTTCATGTTAATTCATGTTAATTCACTATGGTTCTGTGATATTATGTAAGTGGATTTTAAGGAAAATCCGCAGGACATAAAACCTCCTTACAGATATAAGAATACTTTGGGCACAGGAAAGGCAGTCAGCAGGCTGTCTTTTTTGTTTGTAAATTTTGAGAAAGGGGTGAAAATCATGGGCAGATCTAGAAGAATAAAAACAGCCAAGTCTTTAGAACTGATGTGGGAAAACTATAAAAATTACTGTGATAATAAGACAGTTCTTGCCCACGATTTTAGTTCGAAAAATAGCGAATTTGTAAGTGCTGAACTTAGAAAAAGTATAACTTACACCATTGAAGGTTTTTGTGTGTTTATTGGCATTCCAAGGTCAATATTCTACAGCACTTATGCGGAAGATGAGAGATATTCGGACATTGTCACACGCATAAGGGAAGAATGTGAAGTTGATGCAAGAGAAAAGTTTGAATTAGGAGTAATACCTTCACAACTTGCAACATTATGGATGGGTAAGTACGGATACAGTGCTAAGATGGACACTAATGTATCAACAAAAGATATTGAAAAATCTAAGCTTGATGAATTGATAAGGCAGATGAAAGAGGATTAATTATGCCGGACTTACTATTTTCAAAGAAGTATAAGGCTTTTATAAGATGTCAAGCACCGGTCGAATTTCTTGAAGGTACTACATACGCAGGTAAAACTACTGTCGGTATATATAAGTTCATTCTTAAGGTTGCTGATAGCGATAAAAAACTTCATATCATAGCTGCCAAGGACACAGGCACCGCAGAAAAAAACATAATAGCTAAGGATTTATGCATACTTGAGGTATTTGGAGAGCTTGTAACATACAATGGAAACGGAACAAAGGATAATAAAATACCACATATATACCTCGATACAAATAAGGGCGAAAAAATCATATATGTACTGGGCTATGGAGATAAACAGAAGTGGCAGAAGGCACTGGGAGGGCAGTATGGATGCCTGTACATAGATGAGATTAATACAGCGGATATAGACTTTGTTAGGGAAGCAGCAATGAGGTGTGATTATCTTATGGCTACGCTTAACCCGGACGATCCTAACTTACCGATTTATAAAGAGTATATAAACTGCGCAAGACCGCTTGAGAATTGGAAAGATGATACACCTGAAGAAATACTTGAAGAACTAAAAGAAGAACCAAAGACCGGGTGGGTACATTGGTTCTTTTCTTTTGCTGATAATCTTGGACTTAGTAAAGAAAAATTGGATACAATCCTTACCAATACCCCTAAAGGTACTAAGATTTGGAAAAACAAAATCCAAGGCTTGAGGGGTAAAGCTACCGGCTTGATATTCCCAAACTTTGACAGGAAAAAGCATGTGATAAGCATTGCTGAAGCTAAGAAGTACGATTTTAGGAAGTTCAGTGCAGCATTGGATACAGCCTATTCCAGCAAGAGCCCTGACACCATAGCAATGGTATTTCAGGGGATTACGAAGTGTCGCAAAGTCATAACACTCAGCGAAAAGGTTTATAACAATGCAAATCTTGATACACCCTTAGCACCATCTGATACAGTGCGTAAGTTTATTAATTTCCTTGATAAGAATAAGGATAACTGGGGCACAGTAAGGGATGTGTTCATAGATAGTGCAGACCAAGCGACTATAACAGAGCTTAAGAAGTATAAAAGGCTTAACGGTTCTATATATAAATTTAATAACGCCTACAAGGCTATGAAGATTATAGACCGTATAAATCTTATGCTTGGCTGGATACAGCAAGGCTCCTATTTGGTATGTGAGGACTGCACGGAACACCTTAAGGAGCTTGATACCTATAGTTGGAAAGAAGATAAGGACGAGCCTGAAGATGCCAATGACCACACTATAAATGCAAGTCAGTATTCATGGATGCCTTATACATTACTTATAGGTTTTGAGGAGAAAGAGAGAGAAGATGAGGATAATGGAGACTATTAAAAAGAGTATAAGAAGCTGGCTTGATATACAGCCGGCAGACCCTTACACAATAAAAATAATAGATAGTATAGACTTTGAAACCAATGCTATCAGAAACAAGATATGGTACAGAGGGGACAGCAACGAACTTGAGCAGTTATATAGTCAGTTGCTTGAGCATGCTGATAGATACAAGTTCTGGGCATCAAAAAGTACACCGGGGCAGGAGATAAGAAAAGTACATACAGGATTACCCGGATTAATAGTGAAAGTGCTTACGGATGTAGTTCTCAATGACTTAAATGACTTTGATTTTGAGTTAGATAAAGATAAAAACCTTTGGGCTGAAATGGATAAGGAAGAGCTATTTTTGGAGCAGCTTAATACTGCACTTAGGGAAATGCTTTATATAGGTGACGGTGCTTGGAAGATAGTCATTGATACGGACTTCAGTCCTTATCCTATGTGTGAATGGGTATCGGGCTTATATGTAGACTATAAATACCAATATGGCAGGGTAAAAGAGGTGGTTTTTAAGGCTACCTACAAAGAGAACCATAAAACCTATACTTTGCATGAGATATATGGTTACGGATATATAAGCCATAAGCTGTACTTAAATGATAAAGAAGTACCGATTAACAGTATTGAAGCTACAAAGGGCATGATTGATTTAACTTTCGATAAGACTATACTCTTAGCGGTTCCTGCAAAGATATATTCAAGTAAGAAGTATCCGAATAGAGGCGGTTCAATCTTTGATGACGGCAAGCTTGATAATTTTGATGCGTTTGATGAGGCTTGGAGTCAGTGGATGGATGCTTTAAGAGCAGGCAGAGCAAAGACATACATCCCGGAAGGACTGCTGCCAAGAGATCCAAACACAGGGGCACTTATAAAGCCGAATGCTTTTGATAACAGATATATAGCCACAGAAGCGAATATGTCAGAAAAGGCAGACAGTAAAATAAGCACTGAACAGCCGAACATACCTCATGACAGTTACTTGGCATCATATGTAACGGCTTTAGACCTTTGTTTACAGGGCATTATAAGCCCAAGTACCTTAGGTATTGATGTTAAGAAACTTGATAATGCAGAGGCACAAAGAGAAAAGGAAAAGGCTACTCTTTATACAAGAGGTTCAATAGTAAAAGCCTTACAAAAAGTTTTGCCAAGAGTTATACAGGCTCATTTTGATGCATACAACATACTGAACAGGACTGCTTTGGAAGAAGTCAAGGTTGATGTAAACTTTGGAGAATATGCAAATCCAAGCTTTGAAAGTCAGGTCGAGACAGTATCCAAGGCTAAAACAGGAGGCATCATGAGTATAGAGGCATCTGTAGATGAGCTTTATGGGGATAGTAAGGATGATGATTGGAAGAAAGAAGAGGTTGCAAGGCTTAAAGCAGAACAAGGAATTGCTGAGCTTGAAGAGCCTGAGCTTAATATGAAGGGGGTACTGATAGATGATAGTGTCAATAATGAACCACCAATACCAAATGAGTCGCCTACAGTACAAGCAGATACTGAGAATGGCAGCGGAGCAAGTACCTAGCGGTGTATATGCGATAGAAAAGGCAGGGTATGCAGAGCTAAGGAATGATACAGTTTACAGCAAAACTAAGCTTAAAGAACTTATAAGGGGCTTTAAGCAGTCAGGATTTAAGGTATACAGCAATGGATTATGATGTAGGTGCTGCATTTGATAGAATAGAAACCGAACTTATCAACTCTATGATTCGGAATATGGACAGGCACAGAGCAGAAGAATTAAAAGAAGGTTATAACTGGGAAATGTGGCAAGCTTTGCAACTGAAACAGCTTGAAAGGTATAAAAGATTTAATGCTAAGAAGTATAAAGGGCAGTTTAAGGACATAAATAACAAGATCGAGTTGCTGATAAGACAGGCTAACCGCAAGGGCTACATGTCTGAAGAGGTAAAAATACTTGATGCGATTAAAAAGGGCTTTTTTGCACAGAAATCAAGTGAAGCTTTAAATGGTGCTTTTTTTAGGGTCAATGAAAGAAAACTGGATGCTCTTATACAGGCAACCGTAAAGGATATGGGTACAGCCGAAACCGCAATACTTAGAATGGCAAACGACCGGTACTGTAAAGCTATATTCAATGCTCAAGTTTATGCTAATACAGGAGCAGGAACCTATGAGAAGGCAGTAGACATGGCTACAAAGGATATGCTTGCAGCAGGACTTAATTGTGTTCAGTATAAAAACGGCGCAAGGCATACATTGGCAAATTATGCAAGGATGGCTATAAGGACTGCAAATAAAAGGGCATATTTGCAAGGTGAAGGTGCTAAAAGGCAGGAATGGGGTATAAGTATGGTCATAGTTAATAAAAGAAGCGGTGCTTGTCCTTTATGTATGCCTTTTGTAGGCAAGGTGATGATCGATGATGTGTGGAGTGGCGGAAAGCCTACAGATGGACCTTATATGTTATTAAGTTCAGCCATGCAAGATGGATTTTATCATCCAAACTGTAAAGATAGCCACAGTACTTATTTTCCTATGCTTGATGATAATTCCGAGACTAGGTTTTCAAGAAGAGAACTAAAAGAGATTGAGGAAGATTACAGGCAAGAACAACTTGTAAACTATGCTGATAGGCAAGTAAAGAAGTATACAAGACTTGCTGGAAATTCACTGGATGAGGGTAATGCATATAAATATGAGAGAAAATTAAATGAATGGAATCAAGTTGTTGTAAATCGTATTAAAAATGGTATAATAGATGATACAGAAGGTTCTTTCCTACCTATGGATTTGCAATTATTTGCTGAAAAAGATCTTAAAAATCAAAGTTCGAATTCATTGAGAAGATCTATAAGAAATTTTGAAAAGAGAATAGCAGAGCATGAGCATTATATCGAAAATCCAATCAGTCACTGTCCGGATTGGGAAACAAAAGACCCGAGGAGACAGCAAGGACTAATAAAGCATTGGCAAAAAGAAATCTCGAATTTCAAAGAGTCAATTCAAAATAGGATTGATGAATTAAAAGAAAGGGGAGAAGTATTATGACAAACCAAATTAGCGTTGAAGGAATTGGGTACATAGTTACAAGAATAGTTGAGAGAGCTAAAGAAGCAGCAGGTGAAGCAAAAGAAGACAAGACTGACAGCTTCAAGGACGGAAGAGCGTTGGCTTATTATGAAGTTTTAGATATTTTAAGAACTGAATTAGAAGCAAGAGATTTAGACTTAAAAGATATCGGTCTTGATTTTGATTTGGAAAAAGAATTATTGTAAATGAAAAGAAGAAAAGAAGCTACAAAAAAGGAATACGAAGAATACAGGAAAGCATTGGTTGAAGAGAAAATTGGCATCAGAATGTTAACACCTGAAGAAGTTGAACAATTAAAAAAAGAAGGTCGTCTTAAAGCACTTTATGAAGTATAAGGTGCTTTTTTAATACATAGAAAGGGGTGATTACTATAAAAGTAAAGGTCATAAGTAGATTTTACGACTCTACAGCCGATAACATTCTAAGAAGTGTCGGAGATATATTGGAAGTTACAGAGGAAAGATTTAAGGTGCTTAATGAGTATAAAGTTGTAGAAAAAATAGAGACCAAACAGCCTAAGGACGCATAAGCGTTCTTTTTTAATGCCCAAACACGATAAGGCTCTAAAAGGTGCGTGGCAGGCGACACCTATGAAAACGGAAGTATCAAGTGGGACACACTGAAAATGGAAAGGAGCAATAAATAATGGAAAATAATCAAAACAATAACCAGAGCCAACAGCAAACATCTAATAGCCAAGCTCAAAATCAAAGCAACGCAGCACAAAACAGTCAGACACCGACTATTGATTATGACAAGATACAGCAGATGTTAAACGGTACCTTGGCAGCTAAAGAAGATACAGCCTTAAAAGCTTACTTTAAGCAACAAGGACTTAGTCAGGAAGAGCTTGATCAGGCTATAACGGCATTTAAGCAGCAAAAGGCAGCAAACCAACCAGATGTAACGGCTCTTAAGGGGGAACTGGATACATATAAGCAGCAGGCATTAAAAGCTGAAATAGAAAAAACAGCTTTATTTGAGGTATTAGGCTTAGGAGTTGATATTAAGACCGCACCTTATGTAATCAAGATGGCTGACTTATCAAGTGTGTTAGGTCAGGACGGTAAGATAAATCAGGAAACAGTTAAAGCAGCCATATCAAAGGTTCTTGAGGATATACCGGGATTAAAACCCTCACAGGCTCAAGCTGGCGGATTTATACAGGTTGGTACCGGAAGTACAGGAGACGGTCAAGCAGATGATGCAGCTTTAAGAGCGGCATTCGGGCTTAAGTAAAAACAGAAAGGAATAAATTAAATGGCAGTTTACAATTACGCAGAAACATTTTCAAACTTGTTACAGGAAGTTTATAAAAAGGAACTTTGCTCAGATGAGCTTACTCAAAGTAATCAGGGAGTAACATTTATAAATGCACAAACTATAAAGCTTCCCAGAATGAGTGTATCAGGTTATAAAGACCACACAAGAAACATAGGATTTAATGCAGGTACGCTCAGTAATGATTGGGAGGCTAAGAAGCTTACCCATGACAGGGATATAGAGCTTTTTATAGATCCTATGGATATAGACGAGACAAACCTTACCTTGTCTGTAGCAAACATACAGCATACTTTTGAAACAGAGCAGGCAATACCGGAAAAGGACAGTTACAGGTTTTCAAAGCTTTTTTCAGAACTTACTACCTATTCCGGAAGAATAGACCATACAGTTATCACTGTGGCTAACTTCCTTGAGGCATTTGATGAGGAGATGTCAAGAATGGATGAGGCATCCGTTCCAGAAGAGGGCAGAATACTTTATGTAACACCTGCTATGGCTAAGATAATCAAGGAAGCGGAAGGAATACAAAGAGTAATGTCCGTATCCGCTCCGAATAAGATAGTCAGAACCGTACATTCTTTAGATGATGTACGGATAAAGAAGGTACCATCTTCAAGAATGAAGACGGTTTATGATTTTACAGACGGATGTAAGCCGGGAAGTGCCGCAAAGCAAATCAATTTTATACTTATACATCCTTCTTGTGTTATTGCAAGAGATAAGTATAGCTATATCAAGCTCTTTACTCCGGGCACTGACTCAAGAACCGCTGACGGCTACATCTATCAGAACAGAAACTATGGAGATTTGTTCCTGCTGGAAAAGAAAGTGGCAGGTTGTGCCATGAATACACAGGCATAGGAGGTGGAGTAAGTGAAGGCAATAAAAGATAATAAAGAGTATACCGTTACTAACGAGTCAAAGCAGCATTACATAGATACCGGCTTTGATATCGTTGATGAAAATGGTGATATCATAGAGTATGGCAGAGGTAAAATGGTGAGTCTTGAGGAGCATAACCAAGCACTTGAAAGAATTAAAGAGCTTGAAGCTCAGCTTAAATCAAGTACAAAACAGGAAGATAAGTCTGAAAAAGAAGAGGTCAAGCCTGACAAGGAAGGCAAGAAGTAAGTATGGCTTATGCAGGGTATGTTGATAAAGAATTTTATAAAACAGTATACGAAGGTAGCGGCATACCCGATGAAGCCTTAAAGGGTATGCTGATACAAGCTTCAAGACACATAGATTCACTTACTTTCAACCGCATTATGTCTAAAGGATTTGATAACCTGACAGTATTTCAGCAGGATATTATAAAAGAAGTTATATGCAGACAGGCGGACTTTGAATATGAAAATGCCGATATTATAGATACAGTTTTGCAAGGATACAGCATAAACGAAGTATCAATGCAGTTTAGCGGCAGTAGCTGGAATGTATATGCTGATAAAGGCGTGGCTATAAAAAAGGACTTATATAGCTTGCTAAGTCAAACAGGTTTGACAAGCAGATTGGTGGGAGTATGAGATATCCGGTATTAGTCGATAAGCGTTTTTGCAAAACAGATATAAAAGTTACTTTAGAGAGGGAAGGGCTTACCAAATACGGTGAGCCGCTTCCTTCTATTACTTTAAATCTTAAATGCAATTATCAGGATAGTGCAAAGACTGTACTAACCGCAGAAAAGAAGCTGGTACAACTATCGGGAAGTGCTTTATTTGTTGGCGATATTTATCCTGAACTTCCTACATTTTCAGGTGGAAGTGTGGAAGTGTTAGGAGTAAAAAGGAGGATATTTCAAGGATTTAAGGCTAGAAATCCTGACGGTACTGTTAATTATACAAGATTGGATTTGGTGTAAGTATGGGTGTTAATGTAAAAATGAACCATATAAGAATTAAACAGCTAAGTGAATCGGCTGTAAAAGCATTGGAAATGACTATGGAAGCTGTGCATACCGATATTGGGCAAGCTGAAACGGTACCAATGCGTACAGGTGCTTTATCGGGAGAACAATTTTTTACAGATTATGAGGATTCAAGAAGAGGTTTGGTGAGTTTGGTAAACAGTACTCCGTACGCAAGAAGGCTTTATTATCATCCGGAATATAATTTTAATAAAGCTTTTCATGCTAATGCAGGTGCAGCCTGGTTTGAACCTTACCTTACAGGAGATAAAAAAGATTTTGCAAGAAAGGCATTCGCAAGGCTTTATAGATCTATAGGAGGTACATAATGGTACTTTTATCAGATGTAAGAGATTTTGTAGCCTCTTTAGGTTTTGTTGCAGATGAGTATGTATATAGCGGAAAGCTTGAAGATAAAAAGGATAAGTCAATAGGAGTATATAACCGTAAAGTAAACACAGCTCAATCAATTCCTTTGGGCGGTTTGAAATTAAAGAGTTTCGGAATTAAACAGATATCAATACTTGTCCACTGGAATAAAAGCCCAAGGGATACAGAGAAAGCAGCAATAAAGCTTTTTAATCTTTTACAAAATCAAAGAGATTTTAATATAGGCACACTAAAAGGTAAGTTTATACTGATGGGTATGAATGAGCCGCAAAGTGTAGATACAGACGACAACGGCATCTATGAATATGTCATATGGTGCGATATTTACTATGAAAGAGAGGAATAAGAAATGGCACAAACAGGAGTATATCCGGTTTATGAAAATCAGTTCAAAGTAGGTGCTGAAAAGTCAAGTGCCACAACCATAGCCGATATGGAGACCTTTTCAGTGTCTTTCAGTAACGGTGTGGAAAACTGGACACCTATGGAACATAAAGGATGGCAGAGGGCATTAATGACCGCAAAGGCTGTCACAATTACTATAAACGGTAAGAGAAACAAAGGGGATACAGGTAATGACTTTATAGCTAAGAAGGCATTTACCAACGGCAGAGACTCAGAAGGGTATTTTTGCTGGATATTTCCGGACGGTACTACAGTGGAATGGGATATGGCAGTATTTGATGTCAAGAACATGGGTGCAGGAGACTCAACAAATGTCGCACCACTTGAGTTTGATGTAATAAGTAACGGCAAGCCTACAGTAACACCGTCAGTATAGGAGGAACTAAATGAGCAAAACAATAGATATTACAGATAAACTGAGTTTTGAGGGAAATCCCAAACTTATCGTAAGGGGCGTAGAGATAGAAGTTAATACAGACGCTCCTACAGTACTTAAGTTTATGAAAGTTATCAACGATGAAGAAAGTTCAGAATCATTGACTATATTAAAGTCCTATGAGCTGCTGTTTTCAGAAGAAAACAGAGAAAAAATAGAGTCATTAAATCTTGATTTTAGTGATTTCTTAATCGTTGTAAAGTCTGCTATGTCATTCATAAAGGGAAATAGTAATAAAGAGGGGGAAGAGTAGACCCCTATTATGATTTATTCGAGGACTACGATTTAATCGTGTCCTCTTTTTTATCACAATACGGGGTCAGATTAATGCATAAAGAATTTAAAGATATGCAATGGGATGAATTTAGAGCGCTATTAGCAGGTATATCTTCGGAAACGGCTTTAGGTAGAGTTGTGGCTATAAGAGCTGAAAATGATAAAAACATACTGAAAAACTTTACACCTGAACAACACAGGATAAGAAATAATTGGAAAAAGAGGCAAGCACAGACCAGGACTGATGAGGATATGAAGAGTGTGCTGGACGGTTTCAAGGAGGCTTTTATTGCAATGGCAGGAGGTGAGTAAATGGCAGGAAGCAGCGCAGGTTCAATACAGCTTGATTTAGAACTTAACAGATCAGGCTTTGACAAACAATTAAGCGGTATAGGTGATATGGCTAAAAAAGCCGGTCTTGCTATAGCTGCAGCTTTTTCAGTAAAAGCCTTGGTTGACTTTGGTAAGTCATGTATAAACTTAGGCTCAGACCTTGCAGAAGTACAGAATGTTGTGGATGTTACTTTTACATCCATGTCTGCACAGGTGGATAAGTTTGCAAAGGAAGCCGCCATAAATCTGGGACTGTCTGAAACAATGGCTAAAAAGTATATGGGTACTATAGGAGCCATGTCAAAGTCCTTGGGCTTTTCTGAAAAGGCGGCGTATGACATGAGTGAGGGAATTGCGTCTCTTGCCGGGGATGTGGCATCTTTCTATAACATATCCCAAGATAGTGCTTTTGATAAACTTCAATCTATTTTTACCGGAACACTTCTTCCACTTCGAGAGTTTGGTATTAATATGTCTCAGGCTGCTTTGCAAGAATACGCACTGAGAAATGGAATTACCCAATCTATAGATGCTATGTCAGAGCAGGAAAAAGTAATGCTCAGATATAGATTTGTAATGGATGGATTAAAAGATACCCAAGGTGACTTTGCGAGAACATCTGGAAGTTGGGCGAATCAAATTAGGATATTAAAGCTCCAATTCGATTCCCTTAAAGCCACGATAGGTCAAGGACTTATAAATGTATTATTACCTGTAGTAAAAATGATAAACGGTCTTATAGGCAGAGTAATGTCTCTTGCCAATGCTTTTAAGGCTTTCACAGATTTACTTTCAGGAGGAGGTAAGTCTTCGGCAAGTGCAAGTGTGTCTAAAGCGGCAGGCGATATGGGAAAGATGGAGCAGGCGGCAGGAGGAGCAGGAAAAGCTTTAGGAGGAGCAGGAGGAGCGGCTAAGAAAGCAGCTAAAGATATAGCAAGTGCTACAACCGGTATAGATGAGTTAAATATAATAAATAAGCCCGATTCGGGAGATGATGGTGGTTCCAGCGGCGGAGGCGGCTCAGGTAGCGGAGGTGGTTCTGATTATGGTGCTGATGAATTCGACATGGGAAGTCTTGCTCAGGGTGAAGGTGTAGTTGATAGTTTCGCCGAAAAGATAAAAGGTCTTATAGATTATGTCAAGGAGCTTGGTAGTTTATTTATGCAAGGCTTTAAGATAGGCTTTGGTGATACCTCTGTAATAAATGATATTCAGAACAAAATCAGAGGCATAGGAAAAAGTATACTTAATATATTCTCTGACACAGATGTGCAAAAAAGTGCTGATAATTTTATGAAGTCATTAGCATTAAACCTAGGCAAGAGTATAGGTTCTATAGCATCTATAGGAGCTACCATAGCATTAAATTTGTTGGGCGGCTTAGATAAGTATCTTGAACAGAATAGAGAGTTTATTCAGCAGCATCTTGTTAATATGCTTGATATAAGTGCCAGAGGCATGGATATATTTGGTAATTTTATGGTCGCTATTGCTGATATATTTACTGTCTTTAGAAGCGATCAAGCTCAGCAATTAACAGCGGATCTGATAGGGATATTTGCAAATTCTTTCCTCGGTCTGAAAGAACTATGTATGCAAGTCTCTGTGGATATACTTAACATAATAACAGCTCCGTTTATAAATAATGTAGACGGTATTAAATCAGCATTAAACAGCTTACTGGGTATAATTGGTACAGTTGTAGGACAAATCAAAGAACTTGTAGATTATTTTTTTACAGGACTTACAAACACATATAATGCCCATTTCAAACCGCTTGCGGACGCTTTAGCTAAAGGATTTACTGATATAGGTGCTAAAGGATTGGAAATGTATGATAAGTATCTTAGACCTGTATTAGAACAGATAGGTCCCAAATTTACTGAATTGGCAGAAACGCATCTTAAACCATTAATTGACAGATTCATGGAGTTTTTTGGAAAGGTAGCAGATGGTATAAAAGAGATTTGGGAAAAGGTATTGCAGCCATTCATAGAATGGTTTATTGCAAATGTGGCACCGCTTATAGGAGCAGGACTAAAAACAGCAATAGAAGTCTTTTTTGTTTTTGCAACGGCAGTTGCCGATGTCATAGCCGGGGCATTAAAAGCATTAGGCGGGCTTATTGATTTTATAACAGGTGTTTTTACAGGAGATTGGAAGAAGGCATGGGAAGGCATAAAAACATTATTTAGTGGCATATGGGATGCCATGAAAGCTATAGTAACAACTGTTTTTAATTTAATAAAAACCGTAATAGATAATATTTTAAAAACTATAAAAGCAGTGTGGGATTCAGTATGGGGCGCTATAAAGTCATTTATTGAAGGCGTATGGAATGGGATTAAGACTACAGTAATAAACAGTATTACAGCAGTAAAGACTGGAATAGACACAGCGCTTAATTCTATAAAGAGTGCTTGGGATACTACATGGAACAGCATAAAAACTACTACAGTGAACATATGGAATGGTATATGGGGAACTATAAAAGGTGTTATCAACATGATCATAGGCGGAATTGAGGGTATGGTTAATGGGTGTATTAGTGCTATAAATTCACTTGTTGAGGGACTTAATGATTTAACAAGTGCCATTCCGGGTGGTGATACGATATCAATACCTACAATGTCAAAAATCAGCCTGCCTAAGCTTGCCCAAGGAGGATATGTAAGGGCAAACACACCGCAACTTGCCATGATAGGCGATAACAAATATCAAGGAGAAATTGTAGCTCCTGAAGGTAAGCTTTTAGATATGGCAAGATTAGCTGCTGATATGTCTTCTCAATCACGAGATAACCAAATAAATGAGAGAATACTGACGGCACTTGAAAAAATAGCGGATTTGATAGAAACATTAGACCTTACTGTAAATCTCGACAACAAAGAGATTGCAAGAAGTCAGAGAGAATATAGTAAGAGATTAGGCTTTGACATGACTTAAGAAAGGAGAGAGTATGTCATTTTTAGTTATAAATAATACAAAAATACCCTCTCCGGATGTCGGAGCAAGTCTTGTAGTAGCTACAAATGTAGATGCCGGAAAGAACGCTAACGGTACTTTTGTGGGACAGAAGATAGGAAGAGATCAATATAAGATTGATAATCTCCAATGGTCAGTATTAACCGCTGCCGAATGGTCACTAATACTTAATCTTTTCTCAGCTTTTAGAGTAACTTGTACATTTCCTGATGTAGTTAATAACAGGTTTATAACACTTGAAATGTATCCGGGAAACAGAAGTGCAACCCCTATACTTTTTGATGATGAAGGTATGCCTACCATGTATAAAAACTGTAAAGTAAATCTTATAGATTGCGGCGAGGTGTGATATGCAATTAGTAAGCAAGGAATACAAAGAGCAGATAAGAAAACCTTTAAGGAATCATTCTTTTATGACGGTTACAGTCGGAATAGTAAATCAGGAAGCACAAGCCGGTGTATCGGTTGACAGCACTAAAGATTATGCTTATTTTGCAGAACTTAAGAAACCCTTTGATAATTATGATGTAACTATACCGTATGCAGTTCTTGAAGAAAGATTTACAAAAGTAGACGATAGTATGTTTTTTATGCCGAGGGAAAACATGAGGTATACCTATATAAATCAAGGTATAGTTGTAAAGAATATAGGAGATGTCATAAGGCTTGTATTTCCTGTGGTATATGATATTAAAGGTTTAACTATAGATTTTTCTCATGTTTATCCTGTGGATTTTGATATCGTTTCAAATGTAAATACAGTGCAGGTAAGAGGTAATAACAAGCAGCTCTTTGTTACAGATGAAGTATTTAACCAGGTAACTTTCTTTGAGATAAAGCCATTAAGGATGCTATATGGTGGAAATAGACTCAGAATTAATAAACTCACTATGGGGATGGGGATATTCTTCAATAATACAAAGATTATATCCGCATCCAAAAAAGAGCATATCTCGCCAATAATGAAAGATTTGCACACTCTTGATTTTGATATCAAGATCAATAACAAAGATAGGGCGTTTGATATAGAAAATTCAAAAAGTTCAATTAACTTTATGGAGTTGGGTCAAGTAGTGAAAGTCACTTATGGATATGAACTGGACAGCGGTCAAATTGAGTGGGTAAATGGCTGTACTCTAAACTTGAAATCTTGGAGTGCTGATGATAAGACTCTTTCTCTTTCTGCTACAGATGTTTTTGATAACTTAAATGGTATATACAGAAAGGGTGTATATAGACATACAGGTATATCTTTGTATGATTTAGCTATAGATGTACTAAAGGATGCCAAAGTAGATACCAGAGACTATTATATAGACAGTTACCTTAAGACAGTATTTATCAATAACCCCATACCGGCAGTTGACCATAAATCTGCTTTACAGCTTATAGCTAATGCCGGGAGAAGTTTATTGTATCAAGACAGAACAGGAAAAATATGTATAAGAAGCAGCTTTTTACCGAAAATGAATGCTTCAGGAATTGATGAGGACTATTATTCAAAAGTTGCTGATATACTAAATGAAAATGAAAAACAGCACTATATAAGTTTGGCTAAGGGGTATAGCCAAGTTGAGGATAGTGTTTTCTTTTTGCCAAGGAATATACAAAGTTCGACTTATCTGAATACAGGATATATAAGTAGAAGCATATCAAATCAAGACGGTACATTTGATAATAACCCCTCAGTAAGTGTAACTATGGAAGCTGATCTATTGGTATTCGGATTAAGACTTTTCTTTCATGGGTATGCCCCTAAAGAATTAACTTTTAAGGCATATAATGATGGTGAACTTAAAGATACTTATAAAGTTTATGATTTAGATTTGGAAGCAGCTATATTTCATGAGTTTCCGCTTATGGACAGACTTGATATAGAATTTAATAAAATACAAGCCTATAACCGTATCGTGCTGGATAAGATCATATTCGGAGATGTAACGGATTATAGTTTTGAATATGAGAAAGAGCTTAAAACATATCCGGTAGGTACCTTGCTTGAAAAAACTAAGGTACTTAACACAATAAGGACCGTATATCAGCCAAGCACAGAGGCTATAAAAGAGCTTGTAAAAGAAACTGTAGCAAGACAGGGAAAGTATGTATTTCAATTAAGCAATGCTTCATATGGCTTTGTAGTCAATCAAGGAGCAAATATTCTAAGAAGTTCAAGTTTTGAGATAGAGATTGAAACACAGTTAGGCATGGAAGTTATCATATCGGGATATGAGTATGTTGTATCCAAGCAATCAATAACAAAAGAGTTGAATGTCACAGGTAAGACAGCAAAATGGGAAAATCCTCTTATATCATCTGTAAAACACGCTGAACTTATCAGTGATTGGGTTGCGGAATACTATAACAGTGACAGAGAATATAACCTTACAGACAGAGGAGAACCCAGACTTGATGCAGGGGATTTGGCTTTTTTAGAAAATAAATATGTAGACGGAATGATAGTAAAGCTTGAAGATTATACACTTAGTTTTAACGGCGCACTATCAGGAAGTGCAAAGGCTAGGAGGGTGATGAAGTATGGCGTGGACAGAACCTAAAACTGACTGGGATGTAAGTAGTCGATTTGATAAGAACGATTTCAACAGGATTAAAAACAATCTTAATTGTCTCAAAGATTTGGCATACACACTTTATGAAGCATTTATATATACAGATCTCGGAGCAGATAGAAGCTACAGCGATTATGTGTATGCAGATGAGATAAATGAGATAGAAAATAACTTACATAGGATTTGTGATAGTACACTTGCACTTGATATAGGTATAAAAAAAGAGTACTTTCCTAATCATCAGTTTATAAACTATGAAGAACTAAACAGGATAGAAAAAGCTGGTCTTAGACTGTATGAGCTGCTTAAGGGGCAGGATACAGGCAGAAAAAGACTGGCTTTTACTTTAGGAGGAGCTGATTTTGGATAGATTGAAAACAGACTATAAAGATGATGTATTTACCGGTCAAAGAAGATATAGAGAACTTAACAACGGAGATGGTACAAAAACATTTACAGATAATACGGTATATAGCCAAATAGGAGATAAGTTTGGAGCTAAAGATGTAAACGCTATAACAAAGACATTGAATGCTCTACAGGAAGTAAGGTATGTATTACTGGATGTAAATAAATGGAGTAACACAGCACCATTTGTGCAGGAAATTGATGTGCCGGGAATATTGTCTACGGATACACCGATAGTAGCTTTGCATTTATCCGGTAATGAAAGTTCGGAAGCTGTAAGGGCGTTAAATAAACAGTTTTCAAAAGTAGATTTTGTTGAAACATTGGATGGAAAAATAAGAGTTAAGTGTTTTAACAAAAAACCTGCATTTTCATTCTATATAGCACTGAAGGGGGTGTAGGGGCATGGCAATTTGTTTGATTAAAAAGGGGGGCGGAGGTATTCAATCAGAGGATACAACCGCTGTAAGAGCTGATGTATTGATAGGTAAGACAGCACTTACCGCTGATAGTAATGATGAAGCGTTGGAGGGAACTATGCAGTTATTATCAGCAAATAGTGATATATCATTGTCTGTTATGTTTGCATATAACAGAAGTGATCAATGGGGCGAAGGTGGTGCTATAGACAGCCCGAGCAAGGGCAGAGGTATTATCATATCTATGAGACCCGAAGACGCTAAAAAGTATGCACTTGACAATAGCGTTGCATTTGTTTTTATGCCTGCATCTGATTTAAGATCTGAAAACATTCGATCTGATAAGAATATAGCAAAAGTACAGGGTAGCATACCGATATGGAATGTTGTCGGTTCAGGATTTTTGGATATGCTCTATGCGTGGGGCGACCAAGGTCATGCTATAGACCATCCTATAGCTGGGCGAGGCTTGGTCGTGCGAATACCAAGCGGATACCTGATTGAAGGTGCCAACTGGGTATTTTTAAAAGCCCCGACTCTTTTATCTGAAAATATAAGACAAGGAATTAATGTCTTAGGAATACAAGGTACATTGCCTGATTATTCGGCAGGTAGAGTGGCTTTTAACAATGCCACCTTTGATGGAACTTTATTGTCAGGGGTGGCGGTTAAAGATAAGGAAATAAGGCTTGGAGAAATACCTAATGCTTTGGGAAATATAACTTTTGGGGCTGACAGGTATTTTACAAGTCAGTCAGACGAGTGGTTTAAGTACTTAGGTATGCAAGACGGAGGGATAAGATTTTCTGTGAGAAAAAGAAAACCTGAATTTGTTCATTCAAGACATAATAGAAACATAACCGCTTTTTTCGACCATTCTGTGAATATGGTGCCGTTTAGGCGAATTAAGGTCGGGGCTAAGTTCCTCTCCGGGCAGTTGCATAATGCAGGAGGAACAGCAGATAATCCTTCCGTGATTATGGGAATAGTTGTCATACCTACTAAAAACATAAATAAAAGGTCGTTCTTGGACAACTATACATTTCAGGTATCCACAACCCCAGCAACATATATGGTTAAACATGCGTCTTTTTCGCTTGCCGGTAGTCAAATAAATACACAATTGTGGGCTGAAATAGATGTATCTGATATGAATGAACAATGTTATATGTTTGCTTATGCTAATGCAAGTGCAGAGAAAACTGACTCAATAGCACAAGCAGAATGCGTAATAAATTATATAGAGTTCATAAACTAGCACCTCGCTATGAAGTGCTTTTTTAATGCATAGAAAGGAGATATATGAAAGTAATATTTGACGAGCAGGGAAACATCTATCATCAAATGATGGATGTTGCTCCGGACCCGGTGGGCAGTTTGAAGTTTATGCAGATAGATGTACCGGTGGGCAAAACCTTGGTAAGGTTTGATGTAGACGGAGATAAGATAGAGCCGATCTACATCGACAGACCACTGACACAAGATGAAGAGCTTAAAAAAGAATTTGAGGAGAAAATAAAAGTACTTGAGAGTAATCAAGAAAAACTTGAAAACAAGCAGGTTACAACCGACTTGGCTCTAGTAGAGCTAAGTACAAATTTAATGTCTTAAGAAAGGAGTATTTATGGATCATTTATTTGAAGTAATTGCAAACTTGATAATTGATGGGCTATACAAGTTCAGTCAGGTTGTAGCAAAGTTAAAGGCAGGTGTTGCAAAAAAGTTAAAGGAAAAAGGCAGGGAAGACCTTGCGACAGACAGCGATGCGAAGAAGGAGGATAAATAGTATGTATTTTGATATTTTTAAACCTGTTTTTGAAGTAATGAGGGGCAATGCATTATTTCAACTTGTTGTGATCATGATAGTTATGGATGTAATCTTTGGAAGTTTAAGAGCTACAAAGGATAGAGCGTTTAACAGTTCGGTAGGAATTGATGGTGGTATCAGAAAAGTAGGCATGTTGCTATCCCTTGTATGCTTAGTATTTGTAGATATCTTATGCCCGGTAAATTTAATTGGCTTTATACCGGAAACTATTAGGAGTTACATCCACTTACAAGATATTACAGTAATGGAGTTTTTTGCATTACTATATATAGTATATGAAGTAATGTCAGTACTTAAAAATATGACCTTATCAGGATTACCGGTCCGTAGAATATGGATTACAGTAAAAGGCTTTCTAAAGAAGAATACAGGCGAATTTATAGAGATTGAAGATAAAGAGTAGAAAGAGGGCTTAGGCTCTCTTTTTTAGTTTAGTTGCGTTGAGTAGAACGCAGAAGAGTTGAGAAATTGAGAAAGGATGAAAAATGGATTTTAATATTTTTTTAGACAAATGCAGATATATAGTAGCGGAGTATACAAATGAACATTTAGATAAATCTGATAAGAAAGAAGTTTCAGTCAATGATGTTTTTGTAGTTTGGTACTGCAAAACATTGAAAAATGCTAAGGCATTGCTCAGTACTACTCTTTTTGACGGTATGTACTATGAAATTACATACAACGTCGAAAAAGAAGAGTTATATCTGGATGCTTACAAGAAGTTTGAAAATAGATGTATAAAAATGGAGATTTAGGAGCAAGTTTATGATAAATAACGCATACGAGGCAGGAAAAAAACTGCTACTTGGAGGGTATTCTCAATACACTCCAACAGGAAAATCTAATTTTGTACAAAACGGATGCTATGGAAAAGTTCCAAAGCTAGGAGCAATTGTATACTTCTACAGTTCAAAAATGGGTAGAGTTTGCCATGTTGGCGGAGTTATAGAGGTCAATCAGACAGGTAACAAGTATCATATAAAAACTGTAGAAGGCAATACATCATCCGGTAGCGGATTTGACCGTAATGGTGGTTGTGTTGCTATTAAAGAATACAGTTTTAATCTTACTGAAGTCGGAGGTAAAAACAGAATAAACGGCTTTGGATATCCTAACTTCAATGAGAATACCTGTACTGTAAATGAATTTATAGAAGTGCTTAAAGGTGAGGTAGGATATGTAGAAAAGGCAAGCAACAAGTCTTTAGACGATAAAAAAGCCAATCCGGGTAGTGCAAATTACACGAAGTATGGAAAGTGGTACGGCGGAAACGGTTTATACTGGTGTCAGCAATTTGTCAGTTGGTGTGCTTGGCAGGCTTGTAAAAAGCATCTTGAAAGTGCAAGTACAGGATGGATAAAAGAAGATAATAGGTGGAAGTATAGATTTAATGGTGTAGTTATAAAGAACCAGTGGATGCTAATAGGTGGCAGATGGTTTGTTTTTGATGGTTCAGGTTATTCAATAACCGGATGGTTTAAGTCTAATGAAGACTGGTACTATTTGAATAAGGATGACGGTGCTATGCTCAGCGGTCAATGGATACTTGATAGCAATAAAAGCTATTACCTAACAAAAAGCGGCATAATGGCTAAAAACTGTTATGTTAAATCAAAGGAAAAGGGTATTTATCACTGGCTTGGAGAAGATGGTGTATGGGATAGTAAGTTTGATACATATACACCCAACTTGAAAGACTATGAGTTAGTAGAGTAG